GGCTGAAAAGCCTGTTTCTCCTGTAAAATCAAATGGTTAATTCCAACGTGGCACAGTGCCCTACTTGTTGTAACTGTGCCACGTGACACCAAGCGATTTTTCGACTTGGTGAAATTTCAAACTTTTTTCTCATTTTTAAGGACTAAAAAAAATGGCTAAAAATAGTGCTCGTTCCCACAGAAAAAACAATCGTTTTTCTCAGATTCCTAATTCTCCAATTCAACGTTCTGTATTCGATCGTTCTCACGATTACAAAACAACATTGGATGCTGGTTACCTGATTCCGTTTTTTGTTGATGAGGTTCTGCCCGGAGATACGTTTAAATTACGTGTCAATGCGTTTGTTCGAATGAATACGTTGATTGCTCCTTTTATGGACAACGTATTTATGGACACTTTTTTCTTCTTTGTCCCGACTCGTCTTGTTTGGGATAATTGGCAGAGATTCTGTGGTGAGAAGAAAAACCCTGGAGACAATACTGACTTTTTAATTCCGTGTTTAACTCATTACCCTGGTAATAATAACATTATTACTAAATTTACCCCTGGCTCCATTTTTGACTACATGGGATTGCCTACTTCTACTAATTCACCGGAATCCACTATTTCCTTTTATGTCAATGCTCTCCCCTTCCGTGCATACAACCTGATCTATAACGAATGGTTCAGAGATGAAAATTTAATTGATTCTGTGTCTGTTCCAACTGGTGACGGCCCCGATGATGTCAGTTTCTACAAACTTTTGAAGCGTGCTAAGCGTCATGACTATTTCACCAGCGCGTTGCCGTGGCCTCAGAAAGGTCCGAGTGTCGATGTTGGTTTGACTGGTAATGCTCCTATTACCGGTTTTGGTGAAGGTTCTACATGGCAGTTTGCGTTACCTTCTGGCAATAAAGGTGATTGGTGGATTTATGATAAAGATGGTATTACGAATGAACCTTCTTTAACTGGTAATTCGTTTCTTCCGCTAGGTGCTACTGAAGAAACTTTACAATTTGAAGGATCTTCTATTTTACAAGGTCTGTCTGGTACGTCCTATTCCTTTAAAAATGGTGTGCTTACTCACAAAACAGGTCCTGATTTGAAGGTTGATTTGTCTGGCGTTTCTGCTATAACGATTAATGATCTTCGCCAAGCTTTCCAAATTCAAAAATTCTATGAAAAATGGGCGCGCGGTGGTTCCCGCTATACGGAAACCCTGCGTGTAATGTTCAATGTCATATCTCCTGATGCTCGCCTGCAACGTCCTGAATACCTTGGCGGTACTCATTCTCGTATTAACGTCGTACCGACAGCTCAGACTAGTAGCACTGATAGTGTTTCTCCTCAGTCTAATCTGTCTGCTTTCGGCGTTCTCGGTGATTCTGCCCACGGCTTTAATAAATCCTTTGTAGAACATGGATACGTGATTGGTCTTGTCTGTCTCCGTGCTGATATTACGTATCAGCAGGGTCTTAATCGTATGTGGTCTCGTCGCCAGTTGTTTGATTTCTACTGGCCCACTTTGGCCCACTTAGGTGAACAGGTTGTTTACAACCGTGAAATTTATGCTCAGGGTACAGCTGATGACAACGGTGTGTTTGGCTATCAGGAACGCTATGCTGAGTATCGTTACAAACCGTCGATGATTACCGGCAAGCTCCGTTCTACTGATCCTCAGACGCTCGATGTTTGGCATTTGGCGCAGAAGTTTGATTCTTTGCCTAAACTTAATCAGGATTTCATTGAGGAAAATCCCCCGATTGCTCGTGTAATCGCGGTTCAGAATGAGCCGCAATTTTTCGCGGATTTCTGGTTTGATTTGAAAACATCTAGACCGATGCCGGTTTACTCCGTACCCGGACTCGTCGATCACTTCTAACCTCGAAAGAGACGGGTTATTCTGTTTTTACCGAGCCGACGCCCGCAAGAGGCAAGCGGGGCGATGGTAAACACGGAAATAACCCGTCGATCTACTATGTGAAAAGGACTACAAATTATGGGTTTATTTAGTTCTATTAGTAATGCAATCCAGTCGGTTACTAAGCCCGTTTCCAATTTCCTCTCTGGTTCTGGTGTTGGAGATATTTTGGGCTTTGGTTCTGATGCCCTTGGTTTTTATAACGATTTGACTGGTAATTCTGCGAAAATGCAGAAGGATTTAATGGCTTACCAAGCTTACTTACAAAATGAATCGTGGAAGTACCAGATGTCTAATCGACATCAGTTGGAAGTCGGGGATTTAAGAAATGCTGGACTTAATCCTATTCTTTCTGCCAATAGTGCTGGCGCTATTTCTGCTGGCATTCCTAATGGTGCATTGGCAGATTCTGATAGTGCTCGTTATAACGCTCGCTCTTCTGCCGCTTTAGCCCGTCAAAATGCGGCTCAGGTTGCTTCCTTAGTACAGACTAATGCAAGTACACAGGCTCGTAATGAGGCAGAGGCTAAGGCGCTTCTAATGAACGCTCAGAGTAATCGCATGTCTGCGATTGCTGGTGCTAACCGAAATAATGCAGAAGCCGGGTATGCCGCCGTTCGTTCTAAGAATGAATCGCTCTATCCGTCTAATCAGCCCTTACCCTTTAGGTATTTCAATTCAGCCAAAGGCATGGTCGATTCGTTAGAGGATTTTCTAGATCGTCGTTATGGATTGCCTTCTAACGCTTCTCCTGAGCGTAGGAAACGCTATGAAGTGTTTATCAATGGCGTAGGTCGTCGTCAATAAGAAAGTCGCTCTTAGAGCGTTTTTGAAGTTCTTAGGAGGATTTATGAAAATCACAACAGACTGGTTAGACCAATTCTTTAATCTCTTTTCTAAGTTAGGTAAAATGCTTTTGTATCTTTATCAACTTTTTAGAGGAAAATTATGAGACGCCGTCGTCTATCCCGCAGAACTTCCCGCCGTTTTTTCCGTAAAGGACTCAAGGTTCGCCGTCGTAACCTCCGTGCGAGACCGATGAGAGGCGGTTTTAGGATTTGAGGTTCCAAGTGGAACGGAAGGCGTCACTAAAATGGCGCCTTTTTTTTATGACTTGTTATCACCCGATTACCGCTTATTGGAGTAGGACGCTTAAAACAAAATTAGGCACTCCTGCGATAACGTTTAGGTATACCGATGCTGACCCGGAACTCGGAGAGTTTCAAATTCCCTGTGGTCAGTGTATTGGTTGTCGTTTAGATCGCTCGCTGGATTCTGCTGTGCGAGCTCACCATGAGAGTTTGTTATATGATCAAAATTACTTTCTTACACTTACGTATGACAATGATCACCTGCCTCCTTTTGGCAGTCTTATTCCTCGGGACCTCACTCTGTTTTGGAAAAGAATCAGAAAGCGTGGAATTAACCTTCGTTACATGGCTTGTGGAGAATATGGGAGTACTTATGGTCGTCCCCATTACCACGCTATTATTTTTAACTTGCCTCCTCTCGAGCTTCGTCAGATTGGAACTACCAAAACTGGATTTCCTACTTTTGTTAGTGACGTATTTACTGAATGCTGGCCTTTTGGTTTCCATACTCTTAATTACGTCTCTTTCGAATCATGTGCTTATGTTGCCCGCTATGTGACGAAAAAGATTCTCGGAGATGGTAAGCAGGTTTATGAGAAGTTCGACCCAGTTACCGGTGAAGTTGATTGCCGAGTGAAAGAGTTCTCCAGATGGAGTACCAAACCCGGCATTGGTTATGACTATTTCATGAAGTACTGGAAAGATTTCTATAAGATCGATTGTTGTTTGATTAACAACAAAAAGTTCAAAATTCCAAGATATTATGATCGATTACTCTTAAGGGAACACCCTGATGTTTTTGAAATTGTTAAGCAAAAACGAATACTTAGCGCACAATCTTACCGTTTGACACCTGATGCGCAAAAGGATAGACTAGCGGTCAGAGAGGAAGTAAAACGCTTACGAGCCGAGCGATTGCTTCGACCTTTTGAGGCTCAAATTTCGGAGTATTTGGAAAAATGTCTATAAAAGTTTTAGTTTCTGTTTTTGATAAGGTTGCCGGTCTTTATTCCCCGGTTATGACTGAGATCAATCCGGATTCCGCTATTCGTAATTTCAAGATTGGTGCTAAGCAAAATCAGCAAATCAATGCTTGTCCTGATGATTATTGTCTGGTTCTTCTTGGAACCGTGGATGATGAAACCGGTGCGATTGCTCCTTGTAAATCAGATGACGGGTCTCCGGCTATTCTTTTACAAGCAAAAGAACTTTTCCCTGCTGAATAGTTTCGGTAAAATTAGAGAGTTCTCTATTCCCTGAGGTAAACCGTCAAGTTCTCGTAAATCAGCTTGGCGGTTTTTTTTCTACTTGAGGTGTTTATGCCTAAATTTTTTACTAAATACAATCCCCCGAAAATCGAGGGCTTTTCTTCTGAGATGGAATCTCGTGTTCAAGAGCAATTTGCGGATGCCTGTCAGACGGATACCATCATTCGTAAGTACAATGCTATGGGTGTTAATCCATTTATTTCTTCTGGCGACAGCCAGTATCTGGATACAACTCTAATTCCGGATTTCGTATGTGCACAAAATGCACAAATTAAAGTTAAAGAGTATTTTGAGGGTTTACCCTCAGATATCCGTTTTGAGTTTAACAATGACCCGATGCAGTTTGCTGAGGTCGTTTCTGACCCGCGGAATGCGGACTACCTCCGAGAGATCGGAGTTCTCGCACCCCTCCCGCCGAAGGCGGAGGGTGAAAAGCAACCCGCTTCCAGCGGGGATAATTCTGAAAAGGCCCCCCACGCAAGTGAAGGTAGTGATCTTTTTGCTCAGAAAGAGGCTGACAAGCCTGTTTCTCCTGTAAAATCAAATGGTTAATTCCAACGTGGCACAGTGCCCTACTTGTTGTAACTGTGCCACGTGACACC